CTGGTAGCTGCATCTTCTTCCTATTTCTGTCTACATTTTAGACCAAGTAAAATGTATTTAAAAAGGGCCGACCCATGGGTTACACGCCTCAAACAAACTGGAAATACGATAAAAATTTGTATCACCGTATTCAGTCAGGTCCTCAAAGGACGGCTGACAACTTGGATGTTAAAGATACTTACGTAACTGTATCGAGTGGTTATGTAACACCAAGTGGGATTAATCAGACGTGGTATGGAGTTAACGACGAAGGCGCGGACTTCGGAAATATTCCTGTAGGTCCTCCGAATATAAGTGGGTTCTTAAACACTGAATGGCGTTTTGTTCCTCCGGCTGTATCTGGGTTCTGGACTAATTACAACAATTCTTATGCAGCTGGATCAGGTCTTCTCACCGTCTACGACGGTTTTAGAGCCCAGGGTCTTTATAGCGTTGCTGGTCGAACAGTTCAGACTGCTTTAGGGCCACAGCCTGGTCTGAGAAATTTCGGAGCGTACACCTGGTTCGGTGGCAATGTCCCTGATAATCAGAACTACGCACCTTTTCAAACACCTACAGACAACACATCCAGTACTGGAGGAATTACAGGGGGACCAAACTCTTATGAGCGAGTCAAGACCCCGATGCTGACTAACCCGACGAATGATACTTCGGGTTCTAGAGCCTCTTGGCAGTACAACTATCCTGTCTATTGCAAAACTTACGTCGAAGCAGTTCGAAGTGAAGTGCCGGGCTCTATGAGTGTCGTCACAAGAACTTCCTACAGAGGTAAATCCACGCGATACGTCCCTAACTACGGCTCTGTGTACGGTGTCTTGGGCGAAGGAGTTAGGAATATGGTGCGCACCTTCAGTCCTGGCGTTAATAGTTCAAACCAAAAAGGTATTTAAACGCTAAGTGTGCAACTGTTTAAGGGCAGTATGTGTACTTAGACCGGTTAATATTTATCTTGTAGTTTCTTCTGAGTCATATCGATGTTTATCGATAATGATTTTCCGAAGATTCTTGGTGCTGAACTGTACCGTCCGCACCCCGCATACATCGTTGAGATGGCTGCGGAGCCCGTGGTTGTTCACGATTTTTCGAAACAACCCGGCCAGACTGTACAACTGGATCGTTACCGCTTCTTCGGTAACCCCGGCTCCAAAGAATCTCGCGAGCGCACTGCTGAGCAGACCATCGGTACTGCTAACAGCCGCAACATTGTGAAAGACAAGGTTCTGGTGACTCTTAAAGAGTACACCGGACCTGCCGACCCGTCTGATCCGACTCAGCCGAGCACCTTTAAGATTGCTCGCGAGACTCTGATCACCGCCCAGCGTCTTCTGCTGGACACCGGCAACCTCACCACCTTCCACCAGTCCATCGGCAGCCTGACTCTGCTGGATGACTACCGTCGGTGGCGCGATCGGGTGTTCATCAACGAACTCCTGAAAGCTGTCTCCAAGGGTCAATCCTCTGATTCCCAGGGTGGTTACTACTTCCCCGGCGATCTGGCTACCGGTGCTCTGACTTACACCAACGCCGAGCAAGCTAAGTTCGACGTCAAGGACGACCTCCTCCGCGTGGTCAAGTCCCTGCGTAAGCGGAACACCCCCACCTTCCAGGATGGTTTCTATCGCTGCGTTTGCGATCCCACCTTCCTGATGCACCTGCGTCAGAACAGCGACTTCCGCGAAGTTGCTCGTTACCCTGGCAACGGTCAAATCAACCCCCTCATGTCCGGCATGCAGCCCAACGCTGCGCTGTACATGGGTCAGGGCTTCGGTCAAGCCACCTTCGTGGCTGGCGAGCCCATCATGCCCACCGGCTTCGTGTTTGAAGGCGTGCGATTCTTCGAATCGACCAACATGCCTACCCAAACCCAGAACGCGACCATCGCTTCTACCGCTGCTGATTACAACGCAGCTGTCGGTATCTTCTTTGGTCCCCAGGCCGTTGGCGTTGGCATCGGTGGCAACAATGCCCAGGTGCTCCTTAACAACAACGACGACTTCAGCCGCTTCATCATGATGATTTGGAGCCTGTACGCAGGTTTCGAACTTCTGAACGCTGACTTCGTCACCGTTGGTTACTCTTTCGACGCTTGAGGAGGTAACTAACAATGGCGATCAACTCTAACCAGTTACACGTTGCCAAGATTTACCCTGGCAACTACACGAACGTTCTTCGTTACTGGCACGAAGAAAAGACCGTTCAGTTCGAGAACGCAAACGGCGTTCAAACCAGCTACACCAACCAGCCCGTTGGTGGTCCTGTCGGCGTGGTCTTCCGCCCCGGTTGGATTGCTCAGCAGGCCGTTGGTTATGTGGATCTGAGCTATCAAGCTCTTGGCTCCACCAACCAGCTGTCCTACTACACCCGTCCTTATGGCTCGGGTCAGAACAGCGCCGAACAGCCCTTCCTGAACGGCGAAGTCATCGTTCCTTCTCCCGACTTCCACAAGGATGTCCGGGCTGATATCACCGATGGCATCAAAGCTCCCGCTGGCGCTTACGTCTATCGCGCTTCCCTGCGCGTTGACGGCGGCGACGTTGTGAGCTCCGGCGTTGCCGGTGGTTCTGCTACTCCTCAGCTGACCCTGATCCCCGCTGTGGGCCAAGGTCTGCTTGACGACGGCACTGTGGTGTCTGGTCAGTTCGGTGCTTCGATCACCGGCTCCTCCAGCCGCATTGCTAACGGCAGCACTGCTTCCACCAACATCATCGACTCCAGCAGCCTGTCGGCTCTGGGTTCCGAGACCCAGTGGAAGCTGTTCACCACCACCGATCTGGGCGGCGCTTCTGCCTCCGGTCTGGCTCAAGGTTCGGGTATCTACGATCCCCGTGCTGCTGCTAACAAGCTGTCCGGCAAAGACAAGGCTCTCGCCATTTGCGAAGTCTGCTGGATCATTGCCGACGAGCCCCCCGAGCGTCAAGACGTGGCTCTGCAGCCCGACGGTGTCGTCGAGTCGCAGATCTACACTTCGACCTCTCCTTCCTGATAGAGTCTCTTTGCGAGACCACAGAGCCCCTCCTTCGGGAGGGGTTTTTTTTGTCTTGGTATGAACTTTTTAACGATATCTTCGGCTTATTTAATTTATTCCAAGCCTAGAGTTTTTCATGTGCACCATATTAACTGTGTAATATGGACGATCGGGAGTTTTCTGATTTAAAACTAGATCGTAAAGAGTGCAAAAGATGTGGCGCTCTGTGGCTAAACGGTGTTCATCACTGGCGCACCGGATGCAAAGGCAACGAATTAGACCTTGCGGGCCTTGTCTGCAATAAGGTCAACGATCCAGAGTGTGTGAACCCAAAAAAAGGCCAGGTGGGAGGAGACACCTGGGAGAAGAGGGCTGAATTTTTAGGTCAGTTAACTAAAGATATCGACAATTATTTCGAAAGTTAGAACATACGACCCATTTCAGAACCAAGATACTGGAGATATTTAATTTTTTCCTCTTCAGTTTTGTACTGAGGGGGAATCATGCTCTGTCCACACTGTTGAGCGGCGCGTGCAAAGTCATTTTTGTAGAAGTTGTCGTACTGGTCTGGTCCTAGTTTTGTCGCAAGTGCTCTCAAGTGTTTATCCGGGTTCGCGACCGTAGCGCAAGCTTGCATTTCTCTCAGTTTTTGAGGTCCTTTGGGACCACCTCGTAGATCGTTAACGAAATCAACTGCTTGAGGTATAAAGTCCAAACCGCTAGTAACTCCACTAACAAGTAAACCCCCTCCGCCGACTACACCTGCGTTTACGATGCGTTGAGCAGGGCTAGCTTTTGGGTTCGCTAGCTCACTAGCTACGTTTAAAACGTCACCAACGATAGGAAGTGCTTTCAAAAAACCTAATCTTGCACCTGCAATACGGGGTTGGGGCATCTTTCTACGACTAATGAGTTTATTTTAACTGGATTTGCACTAAAGTACTGGCTACATACTGCCTCAGATGATGGCTGCACACCTCTACAAACCCAGTGGGATCAAAGTTGACGTAATCTCAACCCACGATGAAGGTGAGTACCTGATGGTGCGATCTAGCACCTCAGGTAAGGTGTTTTTTGCTCACAAAGACCAGGTTGACGACTTCAAAGAAGATAAAGAACCTCAACCGAGTGCAAATTCGTTGAGTACACGCCGTGGCCGTAAAAGAATTCAAAACGCAGAGGATGCACCCAAGGTAGTTAAGCCTCTTCCTCCCATCGATGACCGGATTAACTTAAATAATTTGACTCCTGAGGGTCTAACTCAGTGTCTTCCTGGTGTTGGACTAAAAACAGCCAAAGAAATCGTCGAACTTCGACAGTCTTTGCCTGGTGAGCGGTTCAGCAAGCTCGAACAGCTCGAGTCAATCAAGCGAGTTGATTGGCAAGAAGTGTTTGCTACGGGTTCGGTGTACGTAGAATAAAACAAATAGGTGTTTTTAGGTCGTGGCGCAATTAACTTCGAACGAACTTGAACAGATTCAGAGTTATTTAGCTCAGCAGGGCGTTGTATTTAACGCCACGACTACTGACGCGTCTAAAAGGGAGATTATCTATTCAGCTGTTAATCAGCTGACGCGAAATCCTGCCCAGGTTTTTGGTTACGCGTTAGATGACTTTAACTTTAGTCGTGTTGCGTATCATTTAGCATATAATATCGCCACAGTTCCAGCTGGTGACTACGCACGACTTCTTGAGGCTTGTAATAGCATCCCTAGTGAGTTTTATTACGACAAGATTGTTCAACAGGTCGAACGTTGTGAAGAGGCTGAGCGTTTAACTGAGTTAGCAACGGGCCGCGCTACGAGTCGACAGGAAACGATCCTCGGTGACGTTAGCCGCTCAATCAATATTCAAGATAAACGTGAAACTGCGCGTATCTGGCGCGAAAATTATCTTTACGAGTGTGATCGTTTGGCGCAGATGCTTTACGTACCTAACTATCGAGACCCCGTGGCTTCTC